CTTAAAGTCTTTTGGAATAGTTATTCTCGGAGTATCATTCAGTTTGACATACTTGCCCGTAATCTCAATATCATAATTAGATAACTTATTGACAAGATTGCCGAGCTGTCTGAACGGCAATTCCCAAGTTTTATCTTTTGAGTGGTACAATCTTGTAGGAAATGCTTTGATTATATTTACAATTCTTTCATCGTAATCAAAAGATACAAACAACGCATAATCCCCGTTCATTGTTTTACTATCGTCAATATAAATGTTTATCATCTGTTTTTCTCGCTTTCATCGTGTTTGTTGTTTGCAATTTACGAACATTATACTAAATGTTTATTAGTTTGTCAAGCACAAATGAAAAGGCTGACACCCATTAAGAGTATCAGCCCATCTGTTTGAAAGGAAAACTGATGAAAATTCAGTTATTTATATAATAACATCATCTTTTCATTTGTTCAATAGCTCTACGATAGGACTCACGCTCATCGTCATTACGAGCATTACGCATCATTTCCTCAAGATGTTGTATCATCTCATCTTTGCTGTGTCTGCTATAACCATCATCTCTACTTGTATAACGGCCCATAGCATCACGACCTCTGCGATAAGAACTATCTTCACTGTATCTGCCGTCACCATCTCCGTCACGACCTCTACGAGCGTATGAGCCATCATAGCTATCACGATAAGAACCATACGCATTAGCGTAATCTTCTGAATAACCGCGAGAATAATCTCTTGCGTAATCTCTTGAATAGCCTTCCTGCTCTGCTTTCTTCATAGCATCAACAGTTGTAATGTCCTTAACAATATCTACCATTTTATAGATGTTATCTAAGTCCATTGAAGATATTTCGTCTTTCTTTGCCAAAGACTTGAGTTCATCTTCGAGCATATCTTGAATATCCCATAAAACTTTCATATTGTATTTCTCCTTTCTCACGCTATGCGTGTAATAGTGAGGTTAGCGTTCTGCACTTCAATCGTTGGTGTCGGTGTTGTAGCCGGGTCATCCACAGTTGCATCAACGTAATCGACTGCAATATGTGAGCAACACCCTCTTGGAACAGTTACAATAGCTGTACTGGTTACATTTCCGTAAGTATCAACCGCAGAAGGAACAAAGATTGCTCTACTTGTAGGTCTCTGCTCACCTTCAACAGTAAGTGCAACCGCTATTGGAGTAACTGCACCGCCTGTAGGAATTGCAATATTGCCGTTGAACACAATCTGATAACGTGCAAAACAGTTGTTAGTAACACCTCGGAGAGTAAAAATACCTGTTTCGTCCTCGTGGAATACACAACCGCGATTACAAGGTATAGAAGCTGAAAATACAATAGGAGCATTAAGAGCTACATTCTGTACTGCATTTGCTAAATACTCTGCCATACTAATCACCTCGCATTACATTCCACAACCGCAACCGTTCTGATTGCAAGTGAAGATAGGTGTTCTTCCATAAACAGGAGTTGTAGGCACAGGGCAGTTGTTCAATCTGTTATACAGAGCATCTACCTCATCGCTAAAGCCTCTCTGAATAAAGGCGTTCTGTGCTGTCTGTGAAGCGGAAAGGTTAGCCATTGTAAGCTGTCTTTCAAGGTCAGCAATCTTCTCATTCTTTGCATCAATTTTGTCTTGGCAAAGCTGGTCTTTAATAGACTGAACACCAGTATTAACTGCATTAAGCAACGCCTGTGTATTCTGCGTGTCGTTTGTTCTCGTAGCACACGCTTCACGGGCAATATCAGAGCCGAGGTTAGCAGTAGCAAGTCTGTTGTCGCAACCAACCTGAGCAATTTGAGCTTGTAACCCATTAAAGCCTTGAAGCATAGAAGTCTGTGTAGCAAAATTCTGTTGCATATCAGCCATCTGTCTGCCATTAGCCGCAATCTCTGCCTGTGAGAAGCCGTTAGAAACAGCCATCTGCATATCTCCGCAACAACCACAAAGCTGTGTAGAAAGACTGCTTATTCCATCTCTAATACTTGTGATGCCGTCATTGAGCATAGCATCTCTGAAACCTGCATTAGTGTTTGTATTAATTCCTTGCTGTCCATTAAGAAGCCAAGGAAACTCATACATATTTCCACCAAAGCCTCCGCCGAAGCCGTTACCCCAACCATTACCAGCGAGCAAGAGCAAAAGAATAATCCAAGCCCAATCCCCACCGAATGAGTTGCCGAAACCGCCACCCATACCGCCATACATAGGAGCTACGGGCATTACCATTTCATTTGAACTGTTTGTCATAGATTTAGTCTCCTTAAAATTTATTTATCTATCGTTGCAACTAATAGAAATCGTTGTTAGAATAGAAAATAGTAGTGCGAATCCACACTTCGTACTTTTCTATTTTCTTCCTGCCCTGTACTTCATAGTCTCCGAGGTACAGGGTTTATATTGTGAAAAAACTGCATTATAATTTCAAAATTTGCAGAAAAACTGCAAAAACCGCGATTATATTGCAAAAATCATCACTTAAACAGATTTTGTATCTGTGGGTCATTCCTCATCTGCATAACCCTATTAACTTGTTCTTGACTAACTTGATTGGTATTAAGCAAGTGTTGAATAATCTGATTAGGGTCAGTCATATTCTGAGGAATATTAAATCTCTGTGATAGCATAGCTAAAGGATTTTGCTTAAACTGATTGAGCATAGTCAGCATATTGTTGTGTGGTTGGAACTGCTGATAGAGAGGACTCGACATACATTACTCCTCCTTTGTAGTTCTTTTGATGTTAGAATTGTTATTCTGTTTCGACTGCTTTATAGCTTGCGTTATTTCACTCTTAAATGCGTCAAATTCGCTTCTGCTGATATAATCTGTATTCTTTGTCGTTACGATGTTAGTATTCGCTGTATGCTCGTTTTTACGCTCCGTATAATCAAAAATTCTTAACGGCAACGGCATACCGCTTTGGTCTGTACTCTTGATATAGAAAACAGGATTCTCACTATCCATAAGAAGCATAGATTGACCAGGAGCTACTGCATACGATTTGGCGGCAGTTTCTCCGAGAACCCAATTAATTCCGTTATTGTTCTGTTGCTGTTGAACAGGAAACTGCTGTTGTGCTGACGGGTAGAATTGCGGATAATAATTGTTGTACGCCATAATTAAATCTCCTTTGTAAAGTAGTAAATCGGAATTTCTTTACCGCTATCCCAAGTGTCATAGTAATTACCATCAATAGCGGTTACTGCGTGTGTGCCTGTTGCGAGTACATAAATGCCTTTATTATGGTCTTTGCAAAAATCTTCTATCGTATAACAATCAGGACAATCATTAGATACAACATATCTGTTGAAACCTATTCGTCTTAAATACACTCCCCACACTGCATTAGATGACGGCATATCTTTCATTTCATATCCAACAGTTGCTATTGATAGATAAGTGCTATCCCAATCTATATCAGTGGCTAACGCTACTGCTCTTATTACACAATCTCCTACGAGATTTGCTTTCGGATTGACATTACAGTATTGCCACATAATTACACCTTCTCGTTTAATAAAATAAGAAAGGCAATTAATACATCACAGTTGAGTTCGGCCATAAGTTCGATTAATTGATTGCTAATGTCTTGCATACTAACTACCTTTCTTATGAGTTAATTATGCAAATAAAAAAGCAACCGTATTTCTACGATTGCTTCATCTTTTCTCTACAAAAATTCTACGATTTTTAACTTAATTAAAATTTTATCGCATTTATTTTAATTAATGTTATCGAGTTAAATATTAATTAAAACAAATTAAAGTACCTCCATCATTTTCTTCTTAACAGCCGATGCAAGTTTAGATACTTTACCTTCCGATACATTCATCTTGATAGCTATTTGTTGATTGGATAAATGCTTTGCTCTCAAATTAAAATAAGCGAGTTCTTCCTCACTAAAATTGCACTCTTGTCTAAAGAAGTCGAGTTCCTTTTTTACAAAATCATATATCGGTTCCATGCGTATTATAAAAATGTAGCGAGACTATGGGCAATCTCGCTACATCTATCTGGAGGTGATACGACAAGTGGCATTAGCCTTTTAGTAACTTGTTCCAAGACTTCTGACCGCATATAGCGTCAGGTGTCATTCCCCAAAACTGTTGAGCAGACTTTAGAGCGTGGACGCTGTTACTTCCAAATTGGCCGTCAACGGTTAGCGACTTATTATTTGCACCCTTAAAACCAAGTGCGTTTAAAAGTCTTTGCATTGTCTTTACTTGCTCTCCGACAGAGCCAAAACTTAATACTTGCATTTCTATCATACACGTTTCTCCTGTTGGCTTCGGTGCTGGTGTATCTTCTGCTAAAGACCAGTTAGGTCTGCCATATCCAGCTATTCGCCCGTCTTTTATATCGTAGTATCTCTTTTGTACTTGATTATTTACGTTGCCTTCAATCGTTACTATCTGTGAGTTAGAGTATGAAACTACTCTTCCCGTATGATTGATAGCACTTCCGACATAGAAAAATATTTGGTCTCCTATTTGAGGAGTTGAATAAAAGGCGTTGTTCTGTTTATAGTATTGAGCAGAATAGTAGCACCCAGCTCCTGCTGATTTGATTGGTTGATACAGCATCTTACGAGCTGTTTCTTCACCAAATGCTTGAACCATACACCAATCATAAAAAATATCACACCATTCTGCCCCTTGCTTCTTTGTATTGTAGAACGTGGGGTATTTGGTATCAAAGTCTTTAGCGTACTTGGTAATATTCTTCCCTTGTTCTGTATATCCAATTTCAGCGGTTGCAATCCCAATAACTTTTTCTTGCGGAGTCATAATTAATTACCCGTTAAACTTTTAAGATATTCAACTTCATTCTCAAGTGTGGTAACTCGCTTATCCAATTCTGTTGTGGTCTTGAGCATATCTTTGAGGTCTGTTTTAATCTCTGTGATAGATGAAGCCAATCCCTCAAGCGTTGCTTGTATCTTTGCAAGTGTAGCACCGTCTTTACGAGAGTTAGTAGCAATAGTGATTATAAAGGTTACAACACCTATAACCATCATTACTCCTGATATGATAATACTAACCAATGTTGACGTTGCCACTTCCTTACTCTCCTATATGACCGTTATCAGCGAGTCCCTCGCCTACTATATATGCCACAACTACTGCCCCCGCCATAATGATTGCAGATACCTTTTCTGCTTTCTCGGTGTCGCCTGTGAAGTAAATGATAAGCATAGCTACGAAAGTGGCGATAGCAAACCAAAACTTTCTACTTGTAAGCTTTCTCTTCCAATCAATCTTATTCATAATCTTATACCTCCTTCAATTTGAGTATATCACGAACCCGTTGTTTCAGTAACCTCGTAGATAAGT